CACATTTACGGGGACGGTCACGGGCGTGACTAAGGCAATGGTCGGCCTCGGTAGCGTGGACAACACCGCCGATACGGCCAAGCCCGTTAGCACGGCCGCACAGGCGGCCCTTGACCTGAAAGCGCCGCTGGCGTCGCCAACGTTTACGGGCACTGTCACAGTCCCCACCCCCGTTAATTCCACGGATTCCTCAACAAAAGGCTATGTTGACGCAGTTAAACAGGGGTTGGACATAAAAGATTCTGTAAGGGTTGCCTCAACTGCTAACATTTCAATCGCAACGGCGCTTATAAACGCGTCGGTAATCGACGGCGTAACGGTCTCAACTGGCGACCGGGTTTTGTTGAAAAATCAATCTGCACCCGCTGAAAATGGCATTTATGTTGTTGTCGCCTCTGGCGCTGCATCTCGATCGTTAGACGCTGATGTATCTGCCGATGTAACATCCGGCATGTATGTGTTTGTTTCACAGGGAACCGCCAGCGCGGGGACGGGATTTGTTTTAATAACTGCAGATCCCATAGTTCTTGGGACTACCCCTATTTCATTTACTGCATTTTCGGGCGCTGGTCAAGTCATCGCCGGAAACGGGTTGTCTGAATCTGGGAACACACTTTCTATTGATACCGCAGTGACCGCAGATCTTTCAACCGCGCAAACTTTCACCAACAAGTCTATTTCTGGGGGTCAGATTACTAGCGCTGTAGCTAATGCAACACTGGCGGCAACTGTAACGACTAACGCAAACTTAACGGGCGACGTTACAAGTGTAGGTAACGCTACAACATTAACAAATGCGCCAGTAATATCAAAAGTTCTTACAGGTTACACTTCTGGAGCGGGAACGGTCGCCGCAACAGACACAATTTTACAGGCATTCCAAAAAATTAACGGTAACGATGCTTTACGTGAAACCTTGACAAACAAAGACGCAAGTGGTGGCTATGCTGGGCTTACGTTGTTAAAGTTGAATTTAAGAAACGCAGCGAATACGATCACAAATTTCTTCACAACGGCGGCAACAGTAGCCAGGACGTGGACAATGCCAGACAAAGATGGGACTGTTGCCATGACTAGTGATATCACGGGTACAAACTCTGGGACAAACACTGGAGACCAGACAACTATCACGGGAAACGCGGGCACGGCAACGGCCCTACAAACGGCACGCACAATCGGCGGCACATCGTTTGACGGCACGGCGAACATAACAATATCAAGTGTCGAGGCGGCGGCAGGTACCGCGCTATTGCCGTCAATTGCCGCCTCAGGGGATTTGAACACTGGAGCGTGGTTTCCCGCAGCTGATACGGTGGCGGTAAGTACTGGTGGATCTGAACGCCTACGCATCAATAGCTCTGGCGTAGTCAATGCCGGCGGGGGAGCGACAACAACCGCCCGCCTTGGTCAGAAATTCGAGACAAACACATCAGCAACCCAGGGTGGCATATCTGTCACCACCTGGGCATCGAACGGCGGACTAGCGCCACTGATAGATATTAACAAATCAAAATCAAACACCGTCGGGACACATGTAGGCCCAAATAGCGGGGATTCTATTGGCTTTATTATTTTCCGTCACTCCGACGGCACCGCTTTTATTGACGCGGCATATATTTCTTCATCGGTAGACGGGACTGCAGGCACAAACGACATGCCCGGGCGTTTACAGTTTTGGACAACAGCCGACGGCGCAGCATCACCAACTGAGCGTATGCGTATCAATAGCGCGGGAAATGTGGGGGTTGGCACGTCGGATCCTGAATACAAACTCCAAATCAATGGGCCAGGTGTTAGTTCTGCGCAAAATGTTGCGTTAAATCTATACATGCTTTCTTCTGCGGGCGGTGGCACGACGTCTCAGAGAATATTATTTTCAGCGCAGAACGGCGCAGGCAACAAAGCGAATTACGGCGCAATAGATTCACTAATAATCAGCAATGCAGTTGGCGATCACGCAGGCGCCCTAATATTTAGCCCGACATCGGCGGGTTCGACTACCGAGCGGATGCGGATTGATAGTTCGGGGAATGTAGGGATTGGAACAACCCCAAACGCCAACGCAATTCTTGACGTAACTTCAACAACAAAAGCCTTCATGCCGCCACGAATGACCACAACTCAGAAAAACGCTATTGCATCGCCTACAGCGGGCATGATGGTATACGACTCAACGCTTAATAAATTGAGCCTATACACGACCGCTTGGGAAACAGTAACAAGCATTTAAAGATGGGAAATAAAACTAACGTCATCCAAGAGATTTATGACCGGCTAGTTTACCGCCTTGATTCCGCTACTGGCGATTGGTTGCAGGATGTAAAACGCATTCGCGTTGGGAACGTCGAGGAGGCAAGAAAACTTACAGATTTTCCAATCATAAACATTTCACTAGACAGCGGCACAGAAGCGGGAAACTTTAAAAACGCGGCAAGTGTTGACCAGATGCTTGTATCTATAACTTTATTGCATCAAAAGTTAACGCTAACAAATAACGCGTTGTTCCGGCGCGTCGCAGGTGACGGGGACACATGGACGCTAGGGGCTCAAGTAAATCCCAACGTAAACAATAACATACTTGCTTGGTTTAATAACCTACGCACCCGTACACTTACAACATCCTCAGGCGTTAACGGTGGCTCGGTTATAGTTTACGATGCAGGATCAGAGGCGGCAAATGGGTGGACTAGCGGGGCATTATCTATTGGGTCACTTGTAGACATAACCGACCCACTATTGACCGTTATGAACGGCATACGCAAAAGAACATTGAAAATAAACACTTGTACAGATAATGTTTTGCAATACCCCACAAACGCCCTCCCAGGCTTTACGTATGACGTCGTTTTGGGTTCAATAACAGATCCAGATATTGATAGCGGCATTTTTGATAAATTAAATTTTATACGCCATAGAACTTTGACCGTGACAGATATTTTCGGTATCGTTAAATTTCAAACAGTTCTTGTATTTATTGACGAGGCTGCAGTGGCGGCAGCTGGCAGCTCTCTAACAATCGGCGAGAAACCGCAAGGCGCGCTAATCGTGCTTGAGCACATCTTGAACTCTATTGACTACAGCACGTCGGGAGTTTTGGATATAACATTGAATCAAACGGCAAACAACCGCCGGGATATAAATTACTCAATTAATGAGTTACCTGAAATGATTGAAATTAATATAACGTTAAACATTGAATCTAAAATATTTATCAACGGCGGCAGGTAACCAGGTGGCTAGTTACACGGTCAATGGGCTAGAAGGCCTAAAAAGAAAACTAAAAAAAATAGAAAATATTCGCGAAGTTTTGGATGCTGTATACGCCAGGGCGGCTAGAGACGCCACAAGGAAATTTATAACAGAGACCCCAAAAATGACGGGACAAACGGCAAGGGGTTGGATGTTCCCGGTAAAACGTGGCCTCTCTGATTATTTGTTAGCAAACAAAACGACTACAACGGATAAAAAGCATTCATTGGTTGAAATTCTGGACAAAGGGCGTCGCACTGTATATCCAGTCGTCGCAAAAAGGTTGTATATTCCTTTATCAAACAAAGGGCGAAGCAAGCGGGCTGGAGCACCTATCCCCGCCGGTTTTGTTTATGGAAAAGATTATGTTTTTGCTAAAAAATCAAAAGCGACAAAAGGTAAGTTTTTTATAAATAAAATAAACAAAGAAACATCTACGTACATTAGGATGGCTTCGCTGGAAGCTATTGCAAAAAGTTGACGTTAAATCGTGCATGATGTATTGTTTGGGGAATAACTTACAAGAGGAAATAAAATGGAAAAAATAAAAGTTGTTTACGCTGGGGAATGGGAATGCATAGTCATGTGTGCTTCTTTAACCTCACGCGTAAAGAAAAATGATATTATTGAAATCACAAGCGAAGAACTTATCGAGCTTGGAGATTCATTCCAAAAAGTACCAAAAAAAAAGGAGCTAAAAGATGGCTAGATCAGGCATTGGGCAAGACGGGTTTTTGCGCGTCAAGAAAGAAACAACATATGGAACAGCTGACACAACAAGCATGACGCTTTGGCCAGTTAAACCCGAAGCCCTAGTCAAATCTATGCGCGAGTTTATCGAAAATGATAATTTGATTTCTTCACGTTTAAAACAGCTTCCTAACCTTGGCCGTGAGGTTTCGTCTTTTGAAATTCCAATCGACGCACACCCCACCCTGCTTGGCCAGATTTTCCAATTTCTACTGGGAACCTCAGCTAACGGGACGGTCACTGATGGCACCTATGTACACACGTGGCTTGCGCCAATCACTGGCTCAAGTGTTGGCTACTCTTTCACAGTGCAGCAGGCACTAGGCTCAGATCTTGCCGACACTTACGCGGGCGCTCAGATCCATGAATTAAAAATGTCCGGCGACAATCAGGGCAAAATATTGTTGACGTTAACGGGGACATGTGAGGGCGTTGATTCTCAGGGCGTTGCTAGAATCACATCATTTTCATACCCAACTGCTACCCCTTTAAACTTTGCAATGGCGTCGCTTACTATTGACCCCGCAGACGCGGCAGAGTTCACGCAGTTAATCAACTCTTTCGAGTTGACTATCAATCTTGGCCTTGACGCCGATAGATTCAAAATGGGATCAGCGCAACAATCGCGCCCGTTAATTAATACAATTCCATCGGTAACGTTGACGGCAAACATTGACGCAGACAAGCAATTTTTAAACGCAGCTCGAGCACAAACTACATACGATTTGCTCTTGACAATCACAAGTACAGAATACGCGGCAGGCACAACGCCATATCTTCTAGCGGTCGAGATACCTCGGGCACTATTAAAAGCTGATACAGAGATCAGCGGCGCAAATGACACCTTGAGCATGGATGTTGAATTTGACTGTGGGTATGGTGGCGTTACTACAGGCAGCGGGGCCGCTTTGGTGATGGCGGAAGTGCGGGTACGTGACGCCGTCGCAACGTACGCTTAAACGCGTAAGGATTGGGTCTCTATTTAAATTTTTCGGCGGGGATGTTTATGTTTTACGTAAACTAAGCCCCGCCGATTTCTTGGACGAGGACGACGGCTTGCCTTTAAATTTCTTTCGCGGGGTTCAAGCAGAAAAGACAATGTTTGAGCAAGCCATGGAGAAGGCAGGGGTAGTCAATACCCCAAAATCTGAAATAGATTCACAGTTGAAAGTTTTACGATTTATGCTGTCAAAATGCGTTATTTCCGAAAATAGAAAAAAGTTTGACGTAGAATCTTTCATGGCAAGGCCTGGGACAGCCAAAAACTTTCAAAAAATGCTGCATTTGTTCGGAGAGGCCGTTAAATTGAGCTTTAAACGGTTTTCTACTGAATGCCGCATAGATGACTCCAACGCTGTAGCAATCTTTGTTCTAGCGAAGCGCTTTTGTAGGCCTCCGATTGAAATACTACTTCCCGAGGGTGATTATACAGAAATGGACGCCTGGATGTTTAACATGTACATCGCGAGTATTGGGATCAAGGAAGAAAACCGCCAAGCAAAGAAAGCCATGTCAAAAAAATGAGAATCCTTCTATATATTTACGGTAAACTTGTTCGCGAAGAATTTTTTTGTTGTGTGGTTAGGGCCGCAAACAAAAGAGACTTGCAAACCCTTTTTTTTATAATGTCATGTTATAGAAAAAATGGAAAATTTTTGACGTACCAAACTGATATCATGGAGAGGATCTTGAAAAGTGGCTAGTAATATTGTAGAGATTATTTATTCGCTGATAGACAAAGTTTCACCCAAAGCGAAACAGGTCAGTTCAGCTTTAGGGGGGATAGATGAAAAAGCCGCAAAAGCTGGCGGAAGTGTTGATTCTCTTGAGAAAAAACAATCCAAATTATCGGCCTCAATGGTGGAGTTTGTTGCGGTATCCGCTGGGATTGTTTACGGCCTAAAGAAAATAGGGGAGTCTGTTGTTGGCGCGGCCATAAAATACGAGCAGCAAGAAATGGCCTTCACGACAATGTTGGGGAGCAGTCTCAGGGCTCAAGAATTAATTTCAGAAATTCAACAAACAGCAGCGAGCACACCATTTGAACAGACGGATTTAATAGATTACGCAAAGAGATTGATAGCTGTGGGGGTTGCGTCTGATGAGGTAATACCTGCTATGAGAATGCTGGGCGATGTTGCCTCAGCACTAGGGACCGAGAGCCTGCCTCAGATTGTTCGTGGATATTCAGATATTCAAGCCGCTGGTCGGGCCATGGGTCACGACATGAGACAGATCAGAGATGCAGCCGTGCCAATCGATAGATATCTGTCGCAAGTTCTAGGAGTTACGGAAACGCAGGTTAGAAAGTTAGGCGAAGAATCAAAAATATCCGCCGAAGATGTTAAGAAGGCTTTTCAATTAATGACGTCAGAGGGTGAAGATTTTTACAACATGATGCAATCCCAGTCCAAAACAACCGGCGGCGCATTGTCCAACTTGAGAGACCAAATTGGGATTCTAGCTATATCATTTGGTACGCCATTGCTGGCCCCGTTGAATTTTTTGATAGGGGCACTAAATTCATTTTTGGGGTTGATAAGAAAACTTTCACCCGAAACAAAAACATTCATATCTGTATCGGTAGCCGTGGCCGCCGGGGTTATGGGGTTAGTAACCGCGTTTGGGCTTTTGTCGTTAGCAATTGGGGGAGCAAAACTTGCATTGATAGCGTTGGCTTCAAGTACGGGTATAGGGCTGCTTGTTGCCGCCGTCGGACTGTTGGGCGTGGCTGTCTACAAAAACCTAAACTCTGTTAGAATTTATTTTTATGAAGCAAACCTAGCAATTGTCAAAGTTATCATATCAATAATTAACCACATCAACTCTTTGTTAAGTTTATTGGAAAAAATACCCGGAAATCTAAAACTTTCTATTGGGACAACTGGGCTTAAGGAATCTCAAGCCGCATATTCTAAAGGACTTGCGGAAATAAAAGCCGCCATGGCAAAGTCGGCAAAAGAAGAAAAAGACGCCGCCGACAAAAAACAGGCGGACGCAGCCGCTTCCCGCGCAAAAGAACTCGCAGACAAAAAAATGGCATTGGAAAATGCCAAAAACGACAAATTGAGAATCGAAAAAGAGGCGAGCGATAAAGTTTTAGAATCTGCACAGGAAGAGGCACGCAAAGCTAAAGAAATTCTACTACAACAAAAAGATGATGAGCTTGAAATACGCAGAAAAGCCATTGCCGCACAGTTACTAATGCAGCACGTTGTAGGCGAGCAAGAAACAGCCTTTGCGCAGTCTCAGGCTGATAAACACCGTGAGATAAATGCGAGGCTAGCAGCTGATACTATAGACCTTGCGCAAGCTGATTTTGCCAGGCAAAATGAGCTTGATAATCTTTCAATTGAAGACAAAATATTACGCGCAGAAGAAGAATTATCAAGGGAAAATCTTTCTTCTGAATCGAAAAATGCAATTTCTCAAAAATTGTACGACCTAGAATTAGAAAGAATGGCCGCGCTTGACGCAAAGAAAAAGTTGCAAAACTCAATGTTTTTGGAATCGTTTGCAAAATTCGGCGAGGGCCAATTATCACTACAAGAGGCTATCAATGGCGGCATGTTGGACTTTTTTAAACAGATTGCATACGCTAAGCTCGATATTGAGGCGGCAAATTTATTCCAAACAGGTATGGGCCTACTTACTGCGTCAATGTTTACAAACCCGATGGGTTACGCGCATTTAGCCGGCGCGGCGTTGATAACGGCGGGTTCAAGGGCCGCGATTGGCTCCATTAAACTAGCAGAGGGCGGAATAGTAATGCCGCAATCTGGAGGCGTTCAGGCTACAATTGGAGAGGGTGGCAGAGCTGAGGCCGTTATTCCACTAGACGACCCTAGATCCCAAGAAGTTTTGGGCGGTGGCGGTAATTCTTCACGCGTGATAATATTGGACGCCGACGGAATGACGACGCTAGCAAAGGGCGTCTATAAGAAACAGACAGAGATGCTAAGGACAGGCGAACTGACGCCAAGGAAATAAAAATGCCAGCGCCAACTTTTTCATTCTTTACAAAAAACAGGATTAACAGCGGAAGTACATTTGTGTTGACTTCTGCCCCCGCTATTTCAACATCCGCACTATTTGACCGTAAAAGAAGCCCAAAGCTTGCCTCCGTAGGTTCAAACGACGCCACAAACGAGGTTTGGCAAATTACGTTCACGGGGGATGTTGTAAAAACCATCAGCGCCATCTTAATGGACAACCACAACATAAAGAGCGGCAACGTCAAATACTGGAACGGCTCCACTTACGTCAATTTTTCCACGCCAATAACATTGAGTGGCAACGCCGCCGAAACAAGTTTTTTCAGCTTCACGCAGGTTTCTACTTCGCGCCTACAGTTCACTTTTTCTACAACAATGGTTGTAAATGCCCAAAAATACGTTGGGGAAATAACGGCTTTTGACTTAATCGGCACCCCTTCACGCGCTCCTTCATCTTTTGTTATTACCCAGAAAGAAAGATCAGTCATACACGAAACAGCAAACGGTGGAAATGTTTATGTTTTTTTTGGTAAAAAATCAAAAATAAAACTCACTTTTTCAGACGCGTCATATTCAGATATAGATCTTTTTTTGAGCTTAAAAGAGCTTGGCGACGTCTTCTTTATATACCCAAGCGGCGGATTGTATGAAGGTGTTGATATTGGGTTACGCCTAAAAGATATCTATCAAGTAAATTACGTCAATGATTTTTCTCCAAATTTAAAAGCTAACGTGTTAGAGGTTAACCAGTCTTTAGCGATGGAACTCCAAGAAACATGAGCGCAGAGGCCCAGATTGATAGCAATATCCACCGGCCTGTCCGCCGGTTGTGGATAAAACGCAAACTAGTAACGGGTCTTTATGAAACAGACTGGCAGCGAGTGGACACTGTGGACGGAGAAGATCAAGTGATAGAATGGGGGACGGTAACCCATGAGATTGACGCGGACCCATCTACCGAACAATCAACGTTCGATATTTCAGGCGTCACGATAAAGATACGAAACGACAAAGGCTTGTGGAATAACGAAAAATCTAGTACGTCGTTATTTTTTCCGGACGATGTTTATCTTACGCGAAAATTCACGAGGATCAAAATTGAGGCAGGCTATATTGATACAGACGGCGAAGAACAGGGGGTATGCACTGTTTTTGAGGGGCTGATAGAGTCCGTGTCTGTCTCTGAAGACCGCGCGGCAATTATAAACACGATGAGTTATCTTTATGTTTTAAAGAACTACCCAATTTCAGACCGAGCCTACACCGCCACAACGGCCGATGTATCCGCCATAATATCTGACCTGTTTGGTCTGTCTAAGGTTTCTAACTTTATATATTTGGCCACCAATACACCGGCATTAGACGGGGAAATAGCCGACAAAACAACCTTGGAGGGTGACTATTGGCAGGTGATCCAGCGCCTAGCGTTTTTGAGTAATTCCGTCCCTGTGTTGGTTGGTGAGATAATCGGTAGCGAGGCAAACGGCCAATCGTTCAAGTTCGTTTCAAGGGCCCCAATTGGCGCTTCTAAGCGTACTTTTTACGGGTCAGGAACATCAGCGCCGGACATATACAGCATTGACAGCTACGACGACGAAGGGGCCAAGCGTGTAGTTTTAAGATGGAACGATGACACGTCTAGCCTGTTTGCTCAAAGCTCAAATGATAGTTTGAAGGAAAAGTATTTAAACAAAACATCAGAAGTTGACGTTTCGGATTTATCCAACGCGGACAGGCAGCCCCTTCTAAACGCGCTTCTTTCATACTGGGAATACCCGCGCGAAAGCTTGACTTTTTCGTGTAAAACGATGTTAAATAACATCAACGTAATGGATTTAATAAATATCTCCATCCCGGGCGTTTACCCTGATGATTGTGATAGATGGGGCTTTGGTGTGTGGGGTGAGGTTGTTGGATCAGCAGCACGGGCGGGCCTTATTATCGACGTAGAGACACAATTCCTTGTTACGTCCGTATCGTTGGACGTTGACAATTGGAAAACAACTATAAAATGCGAAAGAGTTTAAAATATGGCGTTTAATAATATAGTACAAGGCGACCCATTTGACGCTACAAAAGCCATGCAAAACTGGCGAAACGTAAACTACGGGAGCACGTTGTTGCCCGTAAACAGTTCAGGCGCAGCGGTTAACGCAACAATTGATCTCGGGAGTTCAAGTAATGCGTTTAAAGATGGTTTTTTTTCTGGGAAAATAAAAATTGGAGCTCAGCCGTATTTTTTAGCAGATAGCGGAAGCGCGGCCACTACAGGGCGCGTCACAAATATTGTGCAGGTTGAAAATGTAGGCGTTTTTGTTTTGAGTTCTGGAAAAATAACCGTTCCCGTTTCCGGGATCTACAATATTGCGGTTTCGTGCAGTTTCCCAGCTGAAGCAAACTTTGAAGCCCGTCTAACTTTAAACCAATACAATTCCGCTGATTCACTTTTGAGGGGATGGAATATCGCGTCTAATTACGCGGCCGGGGGCATTGACAGCAAGCCAAGCAGCCATTCTGGGGCCGCAATTTTAAAAATGGCATCCGGGGATTATCTGTCGCTTGACTACTACGAGGCAAGCGGAAGCCCAAGCGTTTCCGATGTTCAGATATCAATAATGGGATGGCCATCATGACAGCCCTAGAGTTCCACATTAAACAAATAAAAAAAGGAAAAAAAGCGAACATCGCTACCGGGCTGCTTTTATTCATGGACGGAGAAACATCCATTCACCAGTTCGCCGCAAACTCTGGCGGATGGGGGAGCGGCCCTTTACCTTTTGGCGAATACAAATGCCACGCGGCAAGGGCGTTGCCATCTAACTCACCCGAGGGGCTAGGGACCTGGATAGTGGGCCTAGAACCGCTATTTGAGACCAGCAGATACAACCTTGCCATCCACAAGGACGGCGGCGTGCCTGGAACGCTTGGGTGCGTTGGCATAACCGAGAAAGATATGCTATGTTTTGAGTTGCTAAAAAAATACTTACCAAAAAGGCTGAAAGTTTATGATTCAAGAAATTCTTGACGAGAGAGAAAAGACGCATGGTAATTTTGACGACGTTTCGGAAGTTTATAAATTTCTTATGACGTCAATAAAAGACAGGCCAGACATAAGCCCACCCGCTATGTTGGGTTTGTCAATGATATTCCAAAAATGCGCGCGCATACTAAGTGGAGACCAACACTTTGCGGACCACTGGGCAGATATTGCGGGCTATGCTGAATTATGCCGCCAGCGTTGCCGATAATGGACATACTTAATTTAGTAGGAAGCGCATTTGCCGGCGGTGTATCTTCGGTAATGTTGCTCTATCGCCTTTTTCCGTCAAAATCAGAGTTTGAGAAATTAAGTGCCCAAGTCGATTCAATGAAAAAAGAATACGTCACAGAAGAAAAATTGCAACTAATTTTAACAAACATCAAATACCAATTAGAAACGATTGTTTCTTCATTGTCCGAAATAAAGGAAAAACATGGAGGACAGACTAGGTCTTGATAAATTTGAAGAGCTTTTTTGTATGATAAAAAAACTTGACGAAAGAGTGTTAGGCCTTGAAAGAGAGCTGAAAAACGTGCAATGCGCAAACGTTTCGCAAACAATTATCATAGACCGCGCAATATCTAACGTTGGAAAATTAATAAAAGAACTGGGGTCTATAAAATGAAATTCATCATGTCCGCACTTGGAGCCGCCGGTGGTAGTCTACTCAACTGGGCGCTTGGAAGCATTATCCGGTCTTTTGTAGAAAAAGAAGTACAGACCCATATTGAAAATCTAACGCACGCAGTATCCGCAAAGATGGGTTCAAGTATATCAAAAATTGACGACGATAATCTTGCGCAAGCAGCAAAATACGCAGTCCGTTATGTGGCAACTAATTTTCCAGATATCAAAAACGATGAGAAATTACAGAAATCGATTGATACTTTTTTGACATTGACCCCACCCGCCGTTGATTTTTTTATCTCAGACGACGCGGTGAGGGGTATGATTGAAAAAGCTTATCGCGAATTTAAAACGGATCTATCCAACTTGTAAAAGTGTTACCTTGAAAATGTACAGCGGACTATTGCCGCTGCTAGTATATTTTCATGGGTACTTTTCAACATTAAAATATGTGGCGTTTGTTTTTTAAACAATGCCGACGTTAAAAACAAAGAAAAAACACACGTTAAAAAAACAAAAATAATCATTTCAATTCCCCTAGACTCCATTCTGATATGCAACTATCGAAGAACTGGCGTTGCTCTGGGTGCCAATGCGGGGCTTCGCTAACCCGTAAATTGTCGCATGTTATAGCACCACCGCGAACTAAGTTGCTATAAACGCCATGTCTCACATATTGCCGCACTAGTCCAAACTCCCTGGCCTCAAACGCGTGCGGACTCTCTACAAGCCGCGGCATTAGTTCGTGTACACCACCAGCTTTTGGGGATAAATCGTCAATCTCAAACATACCTCCATCTACGGGTGTAGTCGGGCTGTATGACCTTACATCATCAATAACCCGTGCAGTTGCATCGTCAAAACGCGCCAGCATAATTTTGGACTCTGAAATTCTCGATACTGAAATAAACTTTTTCAAAATAAACACCTCTTATTTTTTTACGAAACCGACAACGACCAACCAGAATATCCATGTGAAACGTAATAGGAATGTGGGCTGCGTTTGTTCATTTGCTCACAAACGGCGTCAATTAATGGTTTGGAGCCGTGTATCATTAGTTCAGCGGGCCTAATGCTTCCAGATGCAACAAGGCCCGCTACAAGCTCATTAGCGTGCTTCTCAAGATGATCAAAGTCTACGCCAATCAAAAGTTTCCTGTTTATTATTTTCATTTTTCCTCCTAATTTCTTAATCTTTGCAAGATTGTACCAAATAAATTTTATATCGTAAAGCCTTATTTATATCGTTTACAAAATAAAAGTAATCCGTTATACTGTAAAGAATAGGAGGTGATTAAAATGGCGCACAAAATAACAGTTGAACAGATAGAGGAAAAAATAAACCTGGCCGGAAGCCGCACAGAACTCGCAGAAATACTTGGCGTAAGTAAACAATATTTAGACTTTTTTCTAAAGAAAAATGGGCTTAAAATTGATTCGAGCTTGCATTTTAAAATTAATGAAGGAAAATAAATGATTCCAACTTTGGCGGTCTCTGATTGTATAGAGCAAATTGATAAGATTCAAAGACGCACCCGATTAATTTACCAAACCCAAATGACTGGGTTCACAGAAAAAGAAATCGTATCCGCCGGGTGGGCTGTGTGCGATATTTTAAAAAAACAATTCAAAAACAAAATGCTGTTTTCTTTGAGTTGCTCTGACGAGCAACTCAAGATTTTTGCCCAAGAAATATAAAATTTAATTCCTAGATCTTTCTGGCCCATAAAGCAAAATGTTTGTAAATACGGCTTCAGCTTCTTCTTTGCTGTAACAGACGCAGCATACGTAGCCCTCCGAGCACAGATAATCGAGCCACCCTGCTTGTAAATCAGAAACTTTTCCGCCTGTACTTTTCATCTCAATAAACATTTTCAGTCTTGGTATAAATAAGTCTGGGACACCCGCAGACACCCCCTCAGCCTTTAACTTTGCGGCGCTAGCGATTCCCCTAAGCCCGCCATTTGGGATTGCAAAAATCTTTATTTTAGGGTGGTTTTTTCTCACCCAGGAAACAAATTCCCGTTGCTCTACATGTTCGCTGCGTTTTTTAAAATCATTCACGCTCAAACTCTCCCTCAAAATTTACATTTTCATCTTCAATAAAATAACGGGCTTTTACAAAAACTTCATGGAAACGGCCACGGCGTCGGATATATTCAGCCGGCACCATTCTG